AAAGGGGGGAGAGGGTGCAGTGTCCGATTGGTCCGTCGTCGTCGGACCAGCATCGTTCGAGTTTTGGGCTTCGCCATTGGATTCCGTCGGCGTCTTTTTTCCAGACGTAGCGGTCTTCGTGGAAGTCGATTCCGAAGAGCGTTGCATGATAGTGGGGCCTCTTGGTCCCGTTTGAGCCGTATTCGCCGCATTGCAGGAAGCGAATGGGTCCTGATGTTCGATTGCGCAGTTTTTTGAGAAAGCGCACCCAGTGCTGCTTAACAAGAGTGTTCCCGACAGGAAGATGAGGATCGTTATAGGTGAGGGTGATGAAACACCCGTTGATGATGTGTTGGCCATTGACGATCCGTGTGTGGAGGAGAGATTCGTGATGGGCGCGGATCGCCCAGTCGCGGGAGTTTTTAGCTCTACAGGATTCGCAGTGCCCGCAAGGAATCTCAAGATATTGACCGGCCGATTGGAAGGCGACGGTTCGCGCTTGCGCGAGGGTGTCGAGAAGCTCGACGGCTGCTTTGTCGCCCTTTCCGGTTCGATGACCCGGAGTTGGTGAGAGGCATGGCATCTACAGACGCCAACCGCCTCTCTGGGGGGCCAAGGACGTGTTTTTGCTTTTGACTTTGGTGCCCCTGCGGAAGTTTTTTTTGGAAGCTTTGCGGGAAAGGCGTTTGCGTTTCATTTGATGAGTTTCCTGTGATGAGGGATTGGAAGTGAGAACGTCCTGCGGGGAGATTTAGGTGAGTTGTTAGTCCTGGCCAGAACCGCCAAGTGGCGGATGTTGTTGAACAAAGTACCCAATCTAAGAGGGCCGGTCAGTTATTGCTATAGATAACAAGTGTTGGACGCAATAAACGCCCCCTACTCCCCGTCTTCGACGGGTGCCGCCTGGGCCGGCGGCTCGGGGGCTTGTGAGGGCTCTGGAGGGGGAGAGGCCTGGGGTTCGGGGTCTTCGTCCCCGATTTCCAGTCCGAGGGCCTGGAGGTGACTACAGCCTTCCTCAGTGCCCATCATTTCCCAGAAGGTGACTGCGTTGTTGTCGGCTGCCTGTCGAATTTTGGCCGGGAGGCTGTCGAAGTGATCGTTAACGGCGATCGCGAGGTTGAGCGAGTCTTGGAGCGTTGTATGCGCGGACGCATCGCCGTAGAGCGGCTCTCTGCTCGTGACGCGCGGCGGAATGCCGGCTTCGTGTTCGGCCATGATGGTGTTGAGGTTCGTGTTGTACCGCGCGTCCTGGTCGACCATGTTGGCCTGGTCGAGCTCCAGGGCGACGCGGGTTCGTTCGTAAGGGTGCTTGAGTCGGGGCATTTTATCCTCAGTCGTTGTAGTCGCGGAAGTAAGACCGCGGGGGGCGATTGCGCTTCGGTGTGATCACGTTGTTGGTCTCCCACTTGGGGGAGATGGCAGTCTTCACGTTCGAAGATTTGTAGGGCCTGTCGGAGCCCTTGAAGGGAGACGGCGGTGTCTTGCCGCCCTTCTTCAGAAGGAAGCGTGAGAGGCCGCGAAGGCGACCCATTGGGGTCATGCGGAGAGCGCTAGAGACGGCTTCGCCGAAAGGAATGGCGAGGCCGAGCGTGTCATACATGTCGGCTTCGACCTTGGCTTTGGGGACGGCCAGGGAATTGAGATCGGTATTCGAATCAGCATTGCGCGCATTGGCGCGTTGGGCCTCCGCTTGCGCGCGGAAGAGGTCCTGCTGTTCGCGTTGAGAATTGACCTGCTCATTGAGTAGGCCGATTTGACCGGTGGCAAGATCGCGGCCGATGTTGGCCTGTTGGCGCTTGGAGAGCGCATCCTGTTTGCGAGAATCGCTGTCCAGGCCTCGCGCGGCGGCCGCCGAGAAGTCGGGGGTGATGGCTGTTGCGGGAGATGCCCCTGACCCTTGGAAGCCGCCGGCAAGGATTGGATTGATCCCGGCTGCGCGGAGATCTTTTACGCGCCAACGGACGGCGTGTTTGATGGCGTATTTTTGCCGATCCCAGCTTTGGTTGGAGTTGTTGCGACCGATCATTTGCTGGAGTCCAGCCATCATGACCTGGTTCCCCATTTGACCGGCGCGGTCGAGAGAAGCGATGCCTCCGGCGGAGGACGTAGCTCCGGCACCGGAGGAGACAGCGCCTACAGCGGCGGCCATTAGAAGTGATCCATCATGCCGGGGGTGCCCGACATTGGAAGCGGCCGCGTGTGTTTCAGATCGTGAAACACGTCTAGGAAGAAATGGGGCTCGTCGGTGACTGCGACCACGCGCTCGATCGGCGGGCTCTCTGTCACGAAGTCCTGGTTGAGCACAGGACGAGTCGCGAACTCCTGAGCGAGATGCCAAATGTCCAGGGATTGCGGGTCGTTCGAGCGGAATTTGCCGGTGATGGTGTTAGGGAAGTACCGATATTCCTCGTAACGGGGCTGGTAGCCGAAGACAGAGTTGTCCCCGGTCGTGGTGGAGGGATCGCCGTCGGCGTAGAGCTCCTTGGAGAGGACTTCCTGCTCGCCCAGGTGGGCGAAGACGGGGAACGCGTAGTCGAAGCGAGTTGAACGGCTCCATTTTTTGGCAAGGCCCTGTTGATAGGTGACCGTCGCGCGGATGCTGGCAATGGTCATGATGATGCCGTGTTCGGTGAAAGACTTCGTGACCGAGGATTGGCCCTGGCCGGTGACGTAGGCCGTGAGTGTGCCCTGCGGTGTGTCTTGGGTGTCGTTGTTGGAGGTCTGAGCGACCGGATAGACGTTGAATTTCGAGGAAGATCCGCCCAAATATTCAGAGCGCTGGAGTCGTTGGTCCGGTGATGTGACTCCGAATTGGACCTTGAGCGATTCCACGTAGCGGGTGCCGCCCCTGGCTTCTTTTTCGTAGAAGCGCTGCGCCTGGATGCTGGCGCGGATTTCGTTGATGCTGGCGCCGGTGGCAGCCGTTAGGTCTGCCGATAGGCCAGAAGTTGGGCCGTCGAGGAAGAGATTGGGAGTGTTCCAGTTGAGGTTGTTCCCCGTGCCGACGCCGTTACCGGCGAATTGGACGTTGGCAGGGGGGACTCCGGTTTGGTCGATGAGCGCGCCGGCCGTGCCGCCGGCGGCATTCACGAACGTAGGCGCGGCGGAACCAAGAATGGTTGCGAAACCGGTGAGAGGAGCCGACGTGCCCAGCGGCAGAAGTACGTCAGGACCCCGCTGGGGGCTCGGTAATGCGGAAGTGAAATAATCCTTACGTTTGGCTCGTTTTTGTAGAACGACGTCCGTAACGGGGTCTGGACCGTCGTCGCGGTTTAGGGGGATGGAGTCGACTAACAGTTGGTCTCTGTACCAGTCGTTGAAGATTTTTGCGTATGCCCGGATGGGGAGCGTGTTGTGGACGATGCCCGCCTGGAGCGTCGGGAGACCCAGGTAGTCCTGCAGGGTTTCGTTGTCGTAGCCACCGGTGGGAGCGGTGGCGATGGGGACTTCGTAGTCGATCGAGGAATCCGGATCCGGATCGCGTTCGCCCATGAATCGCTGCCAGTTTTCCCAGAGCAAGCGATTGGGCACGAAGAAGGTCTGCGTGTCGATGAACATATCGTCGAAGATGGGGCGGAGTGGCGTTGCCGCCCTACAGAACATGCGGGTCGTGAGGTTTACGGTGTCGCCGGGGAGAATTTCGTCCCAGAAGATTGGGACCAAATTGGCCTCGCTGAGCGTCGTCCGGTAGCCATGCTGGCGGCCGAAAGTGGAGCGTGGCGTGTCGATCTGGGGGACGGTGGCAAAGCGATTGCCAGAGGTGCGTTTTGCTTGGCGTGCCATTTAAGATTGCTCCTTAACGAGGGTGCTCAGGTTGCAAAGATGGGTTTTTTCGGCTTTGCCGTCAACGAGGCACGAGTTGGTGTCCCATTCGCCCAGGTAGTAAGCGTCGAAGTGGGCAGGATGCTGTTGCATGAGGGACGGGTTTTCGCCGGGAGAGGCGTTGAGGTGGTCGGTGAGCGAGCGCATGAACTCGGCGAGTGAAACGGCCTCGTGGAGTTTTTCAGCGCATTCGGCTTTGGTGTCGTAGATCGCGAAAAGTTGCTTCTTCATTGGATTTTGTCCCTCTTGTGGTGGTTGCGGTTTTTGGCGCGGAAGATCGCGTTCCGAGCCGATAATTGAAGCTCAGTGGTCGGTTCGATCCCTTCGATGTGAAGTTCCCGCTTTTCCTTGACCTCTAGCCAGAGGTCGTTGTGGTGCTTCTCGAGAAGTTTGTCGTAGTACGCCGGGGGGCGATAGGTCTTTCCGTTCACGTGAACGATGTCGCGGGGGTAGACCTGGTGCACGTGGGCAGCGTGCTTCTCGTTGCCCATGAGCCAGTCGTGGCCAAGGCCGTTGGAGCGGCTCATGTTGATGTATTCGGGGATTGGGCCCGTGCGCACTAGGCGCGTGACGGGGCCGTTTTCGTCGTGGAGCTCCTCGTGTTCTTGCCATGCCCAGACGGATCGGTCGTCGAGGTGGGCATTGTATTTGAGCTTTTTGAACACGTAGCCAGCGACGTATTTGGTGGTGGCGAAGTTCAGGGGGGAGAGGGTGCAGTGTCCGATTGGTCCGTCGTCGTCGGACCAGCATCGTTCGAGTTTTGGGCTTCGCCATTGGATTCCGTCGGCGTCTTTTTT